AAAGACCCTCAGGATCGGATTCACTCTCAACGGCGTGAATGGTGTGAACGGTAAGCAGTACTTCATCCTCAGCGGAAGCACTTCGGTCACGCTGGACTGCAGGGTGAAAGAACTCTATCTCAGGGCAGACACGAGCAACACGATCGACTTCAGCATCTATGCGGGATTGACGACCATCGCGTCTCGCGAGATGCCGATCCTCTCGGGATCGCTTCCCGATGGTTCTCCGGGATGGTCGGGGGTAGGCTGACATGAAGATGACTCGATCCGACATGAAGATGCTCGTGAAGGAATGTCTTCTCGAGATCCTCAACGAGGGACTCGGCGGTTCCACGCAAATATCTTCTAAACCCGCCCTACCTGTTACACGGCCTCTATTTACAGACAATGTCAGGAGGTCACCTGCGCAACCGGTTCAGCAACCGAGATCTGCCACTCCACAGCTTCGTGAGGCGGTGAAGCGCGAGGCCGGCGGCAACAAGCTGATGGAGTCCATCCTCGCAGACACGGCATCTGCCACACTGCCCAAGATGCTGCAGAACGAGGGCCGTGGAGCTCCTCCGACTCCGGGAGGCGTGGCAGAGCAACTCGTCGCCAACGTGGATCCTGAGGATCTGTTCGGCGAAGAGGCGGCATCCAAATGGGCGAGCCTCGCCTTCATGGAATCACCCACAAAGAAATGAACAATTTGCCACGATCGTATATTTACGGCTAGCAGACCATAGCGAGGTTATCGATGAAGCTCACAAACAGATTGCTCAGAAGGATCATTGAAGAGGAAGTCGCGAAGTTCGGTGACATGGAGTCGACCGAGAAGCGCGCCAAGGACACCGAGGAAGTCGATGCAGACGAATTCGGTACCGACAAGTCGAAGGAGAAGACCATCGACTTCATGAAGGCCCTCAAGATTGAAGAGGCAAGACTTCGTCGTCGCCTCGTCAAGATCACTGAGACACGCCGTCGCCTCGCGAGCAGGATTTGATTTAGTCAAAGGAGATTGTCATGGCCGGACCAGGTACAGGTAGATACACAACATACGTTCCCGTGGCGAGTTCCCGCAACACGCTGCTCAGGAATCTCTTCAATTCCCGCGCCGACAACGGAGCAGGCGTCTTCTATGGCACACCAGACCAGACAAACAACATCGAAGCTGCGAAAGAAGCTGTGAAACGTGCGACAGATAAGGTCACAGCTGGTGTGGGTGGTCTACTTCCTTCCGAAGCCAATCAGGCAGGCGATGCAGGAATGTTCCCAGAAGGCGTAGACCTTAAGTTCGGAGGAGCACCCAATCTTGCGGAAGTGTCATGGGCATCTGCTGGCGGACGTGGCGGACCTGCTAATCCCTATACACCTGATCTTTCGTCTCCCGGCCCTGGTAAGACAGAAGGAGTTCAGAAGGAAATCGAGCCCGCGGGCATCACCGTCGCTGATGTCAAGGGAGCAGCTTACGTACCCGGAGCACCGAATACGGGAACGACGTCGCCCAGCGCTACAAGCGGCGATATCGGAAGTGTGCGTCTCGGTACACTAGGCACGCCGCTGAAGATGGGTAAATCGTCCGTCTGAGTCATACTTAGCACTAATAGACCTCAGAAAGAACAGACATGACAAAGCAACTGTATGAAGAAGCTCTAGCTGACGTGAAGAAACTCAAGGAAGTCGCTGAAGACAATGCGAAGCGTGCTCTCCTTGAGGCTCTCACGCCTCGCATCAAGGGCCTGATCGAGACACAGCTTTTAGGAGAAGCCGAATCCGACGAAGACAAGCTGCTCATGGATGAGTTTCCTGAGGAGCTCGAGACGTCCGAAGAGGAACTTCCCATGGATCCCGTGACGATGGTCGGAGGAGCTGACGCCTCGGCCGACGCGATCTCGATGCCTGACGAGGAGGGCAAGGTCACTCTCGACCTCTCAGCACTCAAGGTCCCGGGATCCGAAGAGTACGAGCTAAGCATGGAGTCGGCAAAGGCGCTGGGTCTCCTGATGAAGTCCGGAGTAAATTCTACGAAGGTCCTCGAGAACAAGCTGAAGAAGCTCGGTCATCAGGTCAAGCTCGTCTCCTCGGCGAGCAAGCTCGTGAAGGAGTCAAAGGGATTCACAGACACCGTTTCTTCTCTCATTTCTGAAGTGGAAGATACGTATTCCTACTTGCAGCGTGAACTGAAGGGTTCCGCGAAGTCAAAGTCTTATCTGTCGTTACTTGAAACATATCACAAAACCCTCAATCAGCTCACGGAGCAGAAGATGAACAAGAGAACACGTACGCTTTCTGAAGCAGACATCACACTGAAGCTTACTGGAATGCCCGACGAAGTCGACCTCGATTCTATCGGCGTCGACCTCATCACAGGCGGCGACGAAGGTGGCGGCGATGAGGAAGAGGGCGATGAGGAAGATCTCGATCTCGGAGACGAAGGCGAAGGCGAAGAATCCGATGAATCTGAGGGTGGTGACGAGGAAGAGCTTGATCTCGACCTCGATGACGAAGGTGAAGAATCTGAAGAAGAAGAGAAAGGCTCGGAGGAGAAAATGGAATCACGTAGACTTAGAGACGATGTGATCGTCGAGATCGATGAGGGCATGCTTCGTCGAGAGATATCGAGAATGAAGGCCCTTCGTGAGGCCAAGGAAGACGTGCAGAGCTGGGGCCACGGCGCAGGCTCTGTTTCGGACGAGTTCGAGGACGACGACTTGGGTGATCCCTTCGTCGACATCGACCTCCGCGAATCGCAGGACGATTCGAAGAAGAGCGAAGCAGACATGGACGAGGCCGAAATGGACGAACTCGACCAGGCGATGATGGACGAGGCCGAAATGGACGAGCTCGATCAGGCGATGATGGATGAGCTCGATCAGGACTCCGCTTCCGACGGTGAGGGCTCTCTCGAGAAGGAGGGCATGTACGAACTCGACCAGGCGATGACGGACGAGGCCGAAATGGACGAGCTCGATCAGGCCGAAGACACCAAGGAATACGGCGGCGTCCGCGACGAGGCGCAGACTCAGAAGCAGTCGCGTCAGGCCGGTGCGACGGTAGAATCTCTCCGCAGGAGACTCCGCGCTGAGGCACGCATCCAGCTTGAGGCGAAGCAGAAGGCTCAGTCTGCGAAGAAGCAGGCTCAGAAGAAGCAGCAGGAAGCACAGAAGATGCAGAAGGAAGCCCAGCAGAAGAAGCAGCAGGGCAAGAAGCAGGAAGCACAGAAGAAGCAGAAGGAAGCCCAGCAGAAGAAGCAGCAGGGCAAGAAGATGCAGGAAGCATACAACTACTTCGCGACTCGCTTCAACGAGTCTGTGCGCCGCTCGAACAAGATCAAGGGCATGCTCTCCGAGTCAGCCCGCAGAGGAAGCACCCTGAATGGTGCGTCCCCAAGGTCCGCGGCAGAGACCAACAATCTCCGCACCAAGTTGGCAGAGACGAATCTGTTCAACGCGAAGCTACTCTTCACGAACAAGCTCCTCCAGAACGAGTCCTTGACCAAGCGCCAGAAGGCCGAGGTCATCGAGCGTCTCGACGAGGCGCGCAACGAGCGTGAAGTGAAGCTCGTGTACGAGAGCCTGGTCCGGACCCTCCAGGGTTCTGACAGCCGCAAGCTGACCGAGTCGGCCGAGCGCGGTGTCATCGGCTCTTCCTCGCGTCCGGCACGTCCGGCATCCGCCACCAACACCCTCAACGAGGGCTTCGAGGCAGACCGCTGGGCACGCTTGGCGGGAATCGTTAAGTGATTGATTCAACCCATACCAACAAGGAATAACAGGAGATTACGATGAAATACTTCAGTCTTGATCAGTTAGCACAGGGCATCCGCGAGAAGCACGTCGGTGCTGAGCGCGCTCGCCTCACGGAGAAGTGGTCGCGCACCGGCCTCCTCCGTGGCCTCGACGGCACCCGCCGTGAGGTCATGGCCCAGCTCCTGGAGAACCAGGCAGCTCAGGTCCTCAAGGAGTCCTCCTCTCTCTCGACCGGTGGCGGTAACCTCGCCGGCTCGGGCCAGATCCAGGGCTTCAGCAACATCGCCTTCCCGATCGTCCGCAGGGTGTTCGGCGGCCTCGTTGCCAACGAGCTCGTGTCGATCCAGCCGATGAGCCTCCCCTCGGGACTCATCTTCTATCTGGACTACACCTACGGAACCAACGTGGGCACGCCCTACGGTTCCAACGCGGCTCTCTCGTCCTCGTACACCAAGGGCCAGTCGATCTACAACAACCCCACGGGCAAGGGCGTCCAGAGCGGATCTCTCGCGACCGGTGGAATGTACGACCTCGTCGGCACCGGCTACAGCCGCGTGACGGGCTCGGCATCGGGTCTCACCCTCACCGCCGTCGGCGCCTGGAAGGGCGTCGGTGACGTCTGGAACGCTGGAGCAGTGATCTCCTCGGTCACCGACTTCACGGGAACCAACGCCCGCTTCGCTGACTTCGACGCTCAGGTCGAGACGGCCCTCTCCGTCAACGACCTCGATGCAGCATTCGCAGTCGTCCCCCTCTCTTCTCTCACCCAGATGGACAAGCTCTCCGCAGAGCAGCTCGCCCTCTTCAGCGGCGTCGCATCGGCGTCTGCCTGGGGCGAGACGTATCAGGGTGGCAGCGGCGTCCTCAACCTCCGTCGCCTCAACAAGCGCGGTAACTGGTCGGGCGGCGTCTTCACACCCGACGCGCTCAACGGAACCCACGTCCTCACGCTCGTGAAGGGAGCCAACGGCGCCCTCCTCAGCGGAACGGCATCGCAGGCAAACGTCTCGTTCGCCGTCTCGACGTCCCTCTCGGTCGATTCTTCGGTCGGCTCCACGGTCACCGTCCCCTCCTTCGAGTCGGACTTCGGCACGACCCCCACGCCGCCCATCCCCGAGATCGACATCAAGATCGAGTCAATCGCCGTCACCGCGACAACCCGCAAGCTGCGCGCTCGCTGGTCACCGGAGCTCGCCCAGGACCTGAACGCTTACCACAGCATC